TAATGCCGTTTCATCAAAATATCCTTTTACCTTGATCATATCATCTGTACTTTCTGGCAATACTTTTCTATCCATTAAGTCATACATATTTAACTCATATGGATCATTANGTTCATTCCAATTTCGCTTTGGTTTGACAACAGCAAAAATATCACGATTATTTACTTCCTTTAAAAAATATCCACCCCTGCAATCCCAACCAGCCATTGCTAAATGTGTTATTAATATTGGTAATGTATAAAAAACTCTATCAAACTGACTAAATTTAGTTTTTAATCGAGTATATTCAGTATCTAAAGACTGTGGAACTGTAAGAAATAATAATGAATACTCTGTCATTACTCTTCGCATTTCTACTAGTCCTAATACAGGATCTTTTAATTGCTGTAAAGTATGATGACACCAACCTAAATTAAACTCATCATCTTTATAAGGCATTGATAATATATCGCCTTGAGTCCGATCAAACTTGTCTGTTTTTGAATCTATTAAATCTATGCCTGAAACTTTCGTATGATTAGCATATGGATCAGCATCATCAAATGGTGCTTGAGCACACCACCATTCTGTATTAAATCCATCACCACAGCCAAAGTCACAGACATGTAACATATTTGTAAATAAATCTTGTGATACAACTGTAAAAAATTTATTAGCAGAGTCTCTTAAGAAATCTGGATTGCCATAATATGCTCGTCGTAATTGATCATCCATTATACAGTAACATCCTCCATTCCTGAAGTTCTCAGTCTTATTATATTACTTACCTGAAACTGCTTAACATCTAGTCCTTTAATAACTCCTAACCATTTATTCCGCACAAGTGCGACTTCATTTATAATTGTTTCGAGGTCTATTACCTCGTCTTCTCCATCGACATACTTTTCAACATCACGGGAGGTCAAGGCCCGCTGATAGTTCTCTAAATAACTCTTAAAGTGCTTACGCCTTACTTTTCTTAATTGGATGTTTAGAAACTGTAATATCGCTTCTATCTCTTGTAACTGGTTAAACCTGTGCTCTACAACGCCAGGTAATTCAGACGAGTTTTTCTCTAATATTCCTTTTATTTTGACGTCTTTTTTAGCGTCAATTAATTCACCCTCATAATATTCAAGTGCATCAGGAATATTGCTCAAGTCTTGAACTATTTTATTATACCAAGTCATATATCACCAGTCGTCTTCGTCATCAAATTCCTCAACATCATTTAATTCTTCCAATGCTTGAGCAATTGCTGGACAATTTTCTGCTAACTCACTTAATGCTTGAGCAGTAGTATCTCCATTTAAATAATTGACAATTTGTTCCGCGGCTGATGATAATTCTTTTTTTGGTATATATGCTTTAAGTATGTCCCAAATATCTATTAGAACAGTATCTTCCACAAATAACCCTCAGTTTTAGAGTTATTTATGTCAATCAGCCGTTTCTTCCTCTTGTGTTGATACGTTAAAATTACGGGCAACAAGGTCTTCCATTACTAAATCTAACTTCTCACCAACCCAACCTTTCCTAAATTCCAAAATCTCTGTTCCATCTTTACAAGTATACTTTAACCTATTGCCTTGCTTTGTTACCCAACTTTGTTTTTCAAACATATCAAGCAAACCACTATATGGGTCCATACCCTGTTCATAAGGTATTTTAACATGAACACCTTCAAATGGTTTTGCGTATCGTGTTTTCATTACTTTTGCGGCGGCACGAATACCATTAACTTCAGAAGTTTTATTGCCTTCAGCATCTTCTTTTAGTTTAAGTTTTCTTAATGCAATTACTATAGAACTTGCATATATAAAGCCTTGCCCGCCACTAATCTTATCATCTGGGTCAAACATATCTTGTGATGCGTATGTATGATTTGTTGCTACAAGTCCNACATTATACCCACCAAACATGTTTACACAATTACGAACTAATGCTGTTAATGCTTTAGGTTTACGACCTAAATCACCTTTCATATCACCTTTATCAAACTGATCTACATCAGTTGGAGTAAGNAGCATACCTAAAGAGTCAATAACAAATAACATCTTTGGACGTTCNTCTTCNGGCATTNNTTTGTAATCTTTCATAAACGTGCTAATAGTTTTAGCAACATCATCAATCATACTCATACTTAATCGCATGAGTTTATCTTCATCAGTGCTAACATCCAAACGCTCTAACCATTCTTTATCTAATGCGTTTTCACTATCTATTAGCACTACAAAAATATCTTGTGCTTGCGCGGCTTTAACAATATTACCTGCCGCAATATATGACTTGCCTGAGCCTGATTCTCCGGCGAGCACTGTTACTCTGCCCAACGGAACTCCTTTATGGAAGTCTCCGCTAACGAGATAATTCAGACAATAGTTGCCTGTAGATATCCAATCTGTAGGATCATTAAAACCTACAGATAAACCATCTATAGATTTTGTAATATCTCGTCTAAATTTGCTTACATCAAATGGTTTTACCATATTAATTTCCTATTTTCATTATTATACAATTAGAATTTACTTTTGTCAATTATTTACCAAACTAAACGCATTTTCGTTTTCTATATTTCTTAAAAATATTTTCCTAACTTCAAGTAAATTCTTATCCCAATTTTTTATATTACCTAAACCTACATTTATACCAACTACTGGTATATCATTCGCAAGGCACCATTCAACATATTCTAATGGTGCAACGTTCTTATATGGTTNTGATAAATTTACTGCTATTTCACCTGTTAACCAAGTAAAGTCACTTGTATCAATATCTGNAANTNTACAATCATTCCATTTCCACTTATTATATGTTTGTCNACCTTGATCATTAAAAACAATACTAATATTCCACAAATTAAAATCTGTTACTGCAATGCCAAATATATTTTCACATATTTGCTCAGCATGTTCATCTTCGTGTTCTATTAAATAATTTCTAAATTTCCACTTAAATCCACTTTCAACAATATGCAATTGAGAATTTATATATAAAAAATGTTGTAATAATTCAGAATCTATGTCATTAAATAATTTTGATATACCACAATTATAATTAAATTGAAATTTAACCCATACTTTATGTAATTCATTAAGAACTTTTTGATCTATTAAATTTTGGGAAACAAATGAATCAAAAATATCTAATTTAAAATAATTTTTTAAAAAATCATTAACNATTATTAATGATTCCGACAATTGGGTTAACGCGGTTGGCAATGCACTATTACCAACCACGTTAAAGTGATTTCGACTACTATCATCTAATTGCTTGGTATAGTATTCAAATACTCTCTTATTTGGCTCTAATTCAATAGTATCNCCAGTATTATTAAATACTAATCGCACAATTAGATAATCCCTAACTTATTTTACGAATTCTGTCTTGCGCGGATAGTTGCTAAAATATCTTCTGCTTTAGAACCGCCACTACTCTGCGGAGCTTCGGAGACACTCTCTTCTTGTTTTACTTCCTTTTCCTCAGATGCTGTAGTGGATGCTTCTGGGGCGGTGGAAGTTGTCGTTCCGTTATCTGGCTTAAACATACCAGCGGGGCGGAAATACTGACCATAAAGATCAGGATCATACTGATTACCATCAACTGATGCTTCGAACATGTCTTTAATGACGTTTACTGCTGTCTCTTCAGGTTTCTTTGGAAGGAAGTCACCCAAGTTCCAAAGTCCATGCTCAGTAATAGCACCCATCTCATTTTTGTCTAACGCTCGTTCACGTCGTGACCAAGATGATGTTGAATAATCAGAATAGCCGCCTTTTGTTGTCTTTGTCAAACGAAAATCCAAACCCTGCATATAGTCAGTTGGAAGTTCCTCTAACTCAGGATCCATTAATGCTGANTTTAAGATTTGGAAAATCTGTGGACCGATAATAAATCGGCGAATGGGATTTTCTGGAACTGTGTCCTCTGCAAGGGGACTATCCAAAACAAATCCTTGGAAAACATATGAACGCTTTTTCCAATACTTCCGACCCATATCCTCAAGGGATGCGTCTTTAAACCAAGTGCGAACCTCAGTTAATATTGGACAAGTTTCTCCAAACATTTCCATACAGGGAACCTGTACAAAGCAGTTTTTAGAATCATTATCGCCTTTAATACCTGTAAAAGGGAGTCTGATCATAAGACGCTCTGCCCAAAAGAACGGATTGCTCTCATTCAAGTCGGGTAGAAATCGCATTACTGCTGTGGATTGTTCTGGGATATTCCAGAATGGGTAAATGGCGTTATCGCCACTAAAACTAGAACCGCTACTCTTATTGTCTTGTGGCTGTAGCCGCGCACGAATGTCTGCTAATGATGCCATAATAA